AGCAATTTTTTCATCTCTAATACTATGAAAGACTGCAATCTTTCCACCATGAGTAGTTCCACTATTTAAAAAGAAAGCAAACTGTTCTGGTTTTTCTGCGTTACCAGTAAGCATAGCGTGTTGCTTTGGTGTGTCTACTAAATGAGAAGCTAATACCGAAACACTTGTTGAACGATATGCTTGTTCTACATCTGAAAAAACATATTCTCTAATTGCTTTACCATTCTTTTGTGAAAATAATGTTGCTCCATCAAAAGGAATAGGATTTGATCTATTACAACCATAAGGTGTTTGTCTTAAAAAAGATATATTACTTGGAGTAATTGCTGCTGATTGAGATGATACTGGAATAAAGTATTCTGCTCCATCAGTAAATATTTGTAAATTACGAGAAGAAACAAAATGTCTTATTTCATTAACTCTATCGCCTGTAATAGCTACATTAATAGCTTCATTTGCATTTCCAGTTCCTAAAGCAAAATTAAAATATCCACCTATTTGACTGGCAACGACTGAAGATGGTTTATCTCTTACACCACCAAACCATAATCTATTATCATGGAATGATACTGCCTGAGGATAACCTCTTACTCCTGATATAAGTTGTTCAGTCCAATCAGCTTCTGCTGAAGTTCCAGCTAAAGTTTCAATAACTTTAACAGTTACTTGTGTTGCACTATCTTTACTTGTTATATAAACTTGTTTACCACCTATTTCTAAATAGGTTTCATCATGGGCATCTTCAAATACACTTGCACTAGCAGTTACAGTTACACTTGATCCAGTTGTTGCAGAGGGTGTTAAAGTAATAGTTGAATCAGCATATTTGTAAAATGGCTGTGTAGTTTTATTTACACTATGAGCTGTAACTGAATCATTTTCTTCAAAAGTGAAAGCAGATACACTAAATGAAGAAGCACTAGCTCTTACTATTTTACGAATAGGATAATCTCTATGACATACAAATACAGTATCTCCAAACTGTGCTATGTTTAATTCAAATATAGTTGCAGTTGTCCAGTTGCAATTTGAAGTTATATTTGTTTGTATAGCTACACCACTAGAATTAAAAACATCTAATCTACCATTACTAAAAGCAAAAATAGCAGTTTCATCATTAGAAAATATAAAAGGAGCTAATCTACTTTGTTGAGTTAATGTTGCAGTATATTGTGTAGCTGGTCTACGCATAACACCACCTTCATCTAATAGATACCAATTACGACATTGTTTTGCTCCTTCAAAATATGCTTTAGCATCTGTACGAGCATTTAATAATGAATTAAGCTCTCCAGCCGAAAAGTTGGTATATACTTGTCTAACCTTTCTTGGCATTATGATGTAACAAGTCCACTCCTACTGCTTCTTCTTTCAGTAATAAATCTGCTAGTAGACAGTACTTTTGTTGTTGTTTCTTGTGAATCAGTATTTTTAGCAATCAATAATTGTCTTTCGCCTAGCTCATCAAATTCTCTAACCATACCAGAATCTCTTGCTATTGAACCAGCAAAGATACTAGCGAGTTTGTATTCGAGAGCTAAACGAAAGTGGGGAGGAAATTGATCTTCGTCTTGTCTAAAAACATAATCCATAATAATTGTAGAATTAGAACCATATCCATCTAAATAAATTTTATCTTCATAACGACTAAAAGGAATTGCGTGGTCATTACTTGTAACAGCAATAATTTGTAAACATAAAGGACTAGCTGGTATTTGATATGCGTATTCATATCTACCAGTAGGAGCTGCACTTAATAAAGATAATTGTTTTTGCCCTGTAGCAAAACGCCATTTATGTCTAGTAAGAGTTGCTTCTACTATTTCTTCGTAAATATTATTTACTACTAGAGCTTCTGTACTACCATCAGTAAATGATGAAATAGGATTTGCTCCTATCATTATTAAAGCTCTTGAAGCTATATCTATCTTTGTAACTGCCATACATTATCCTTTTATTTTATTCCCCCAACCATCAGAAGCAAATTGTAAAGATAAATTTTTTCCTTGAATAGATGTTATTCCATATCTATTAGCTAATGCTAGAGCTTCTTTTTTAAATTCTTTTCTTCTTGAATAAGGATCGTCTGATAAAATAATAGAATCTAATATAGCTAATCTTGTTCTAATATCATCTACTTGTTGTGGAGAATACATATATTTTTTCATTGTAGTAACATTACCATCTTTAAATTTTAAATCAAAACTTCCATCTGGATTTTTTTCATATGTATACATTTGTTGTGTTTGCATAGTAGCTTTAAGTAATGAAGGAGCTAATAAAGCTGCTGCTCCAACACCCATAGCTTTTGTAGGATTTGCTTTAATTGCTTTCATTGTATCATCTGCTAATCCTCCAGCAATACCTTGTGCTTTCCCTAAACCAGCTTTAGCTTTTGTTGTTCCAGCTTGAATTGCTTTAGCTCCTTTAGTAAATGCTTGTGTATTAACAGCAGCATCAGCAATTTCAGATGCTTTAGCTTTTGTTCCAGCATACATAGCTTTTGGGTTTTTCATACCTTTAATAAATTGTGGTTGTGCTTTTGATTTAAGAGATGTTACTCTATCTTTTGCTGGTTGTACTATTTTTTTGTCAATGAAATCTGCTTCTTTTTTGAATTGTTTTTTTACTGAACCACCAACTTTATCTTTCTTTTTTTTGGTAGCTTTAATAGCTTTGCCTACTACTGTTGCAGCTTGTTTTAATAAACTTCCAGCGATTGCCATATTTTTAATCTCCTTATTAAAAGAGGGGAATAAATCCCCTCTCCATTAATTATATTAAGCTAGTAAAACTGTATCAAGGTTTGATCCACCATCATTTACAGATACAATTAGTATATCTACAACTGCGTTTGAACCACCACTATTTACAATAATGATATCTCCAGCTTTTAGTTCTCTGTAAGATAAGATAAAGTAATCTGCATTATCTATATCTCCGATTGCATCGCCATCAGTATAATACCAAAGAGAATTGGTATCGCCTAATTGGCAAGCCTTTTTTACAGGGTTTGCTAATGCGTAAGCCATATTATTATCTCCTTATTATTCTGCACATTTTTGCACTCTTATACCATTGTCATCAATCAAAATTGATCCCATTGATAAATAAGAAGTCAAAAGGTGTGATACCTTTTCAGGTATATAGTTAGCTTCAGTTCTTACCTCAGAACCTACTCCTAGACCCATTGATGACTTATGCCATGCAATAGTGTGTCTATCTGTTGACGCAGATGAATCTAGACCTGAGTGTACAAATGTTAGGAATCCAACAAATCTTTTTGCAGTATAATTCATACCAGCAAAAGGAAGCTCAGAATTTCCTAAATACTCCATTTGTGTCCATTGGTTGTCAGCCAAAAGGTCTGACCATTGGCTTGGACCAATCGCCCAATATCTAGCATTATCATCAGGAACATTATTTGTTCCGAAAAGTTGTTGCATTTCTTTGAACTTGTCTACATTCATATCAGTAGCTAAAGTACCTCCACTTGCTCCAGCATTATTTGCTAAAGTAGTAGCTGAACTCATAGCAGTAGTAACAATACTATCTGTTTTTCTACCTAGAGCGTAAGCAGCGTTGTTTGCAATCACTGATCTTTCGTCAATGTTAGTTTTAAGCTCATCTAACTTGTCTACATAGTCAGATGCATAGTAGTCTGATAAAGTCGCAGTAACATTAGTATGAGAGATATTCATAGCCACAACTTCAGCATGTCTTGCTTTAGTAGTCGCTTCTCCTGTACCAACTTTTTGGAATTTAACAGATTCTCCTGATACACCATTAACTACACGAACAAGATTTTTTAGCTTAGAACCTTGTCTTTGGTATGCCATATGCACTTCAGCCTCAAACTGAGTGATAAAAGCATTGTTAATAGTCGAACTCATTTCAAATCTCCTTGTTAGTGTTCGTTAAACCAAGATTATCTCGTGGGAAATCTGAAATGTTATCTTTTTCAAGGCATCTCTTTAAACTTAGAGGTCTATAGATGATTTACTGACATATTTTTTATTAATTTTCAACTCACAAATTGAAACAACATTCTCACTTGGTATTACACAAGTATCTCCAATGTCTGTATCATTGTAAGACATATAAATTATTGTGGCATTTTTGTTTTTTTCTAACAAAAAACCTTCAGTTATATTTAAATAAGGTTTGTATTTTTTAGCATCTTCAGGATTTAACCATTCAGCGTGTGATACAGCATCACGCCAAACAACTCTAACTCTTAGG